ATTTAAATCTGTGCCCAATGCGGCAGACATATCCAAAGCATTTTTTATTGCAGAGTCAAAAACGCTTCCCTGAACATTCCTGAATGTCAAAAGCGTTTGCTGGGCCTTCATAACCCCTTGCGTGTTAGCGAGAGTCGCCAAGGCCAACCCCCGTGCCTGCTCGTGCAACTGCTTTGACGTACGCCCTGCCGCGCCTCCTGTAGCGTTGATGATGGCATTTGTGCGGTACATAGAGCGGTTCAGTTCCTCGCTCTGCTGAATTGCTCCTTTAAAAAGTGCCCCTGTTGCGAACCCCGCCAAGGCCACCCCCGCAACCCGCGACAATCGCGCCATTTGCTTTTCTAGCAGAGTTGTTTTTCGAGTTAACTTATGGGTCGCCTGCTCTGCTGAATGACTGTCCTTGCTGAATTTTTTCAGATCACCCCCAGCTTGACGGACACGCTGGGATTTCACTTCTATAGCTAAAGTCGCCAAATCCATGTCTGATCCTTTCAAAATGACAACGCGGATGCTATTTTCCCGTAAAAGGAGAAAAAAATGCCGCGATTTTTTGCGTTTTTATTTGTGGTTTTGCTGGGGGCGTGGCCCCTAATGGCTGCCTCAGATCAGGCGAGTTTACCAAATATTGAAACAGTGATTTCCAAGTTGAATGGCACGGAGGTGGCACTATCTGGCAAAGTCTATATTCAAAAAGGCCTGTTGGGAGAGAGAAAGATTTTCATCTTTACAGGAGATTTCAACGTGAAAACTGGCGAACAGCAGCAATTTGTAGGGTCGCTAGCCACTGACAGGGCTACGCTTAAAAAGCTTGATGCTTGTGACCAATCGCGCAACCCCACCCCGAGTTGCACCGCCAACCTATCCGCCGAACTGCACGTCAGTTTGGTTGGAAGTATCATTCTCACTGTCTTTGAAGTCCGCGACCTGATCGTGCTAAAGTAAGGACGCACTCGCCCTTACAGTTTTCATCACGCCAAAGCAGCATCACATTGGCCATGCCCTCACCTCGCCGGAGCAAACATGGCGCGCAGTTTTTTCGACATATCTGTCTTTTCGGATTCGGGCTGCCACGGCTGGTCATGTTGTTTGTTGGAATATGTCTCCATAGCTGCCGCATATTCCCGCGATGCAATAACTATCGCCTCAGCCTCCCACGCAGACAGGGCCACCCCTGTAAGTGCGGACCAACTGCCAACCTCTAGCCACGTCACAGCAACCGCGCCCATTGGGCCGGACATGACCGGCCCAACCGAAAGCAGCCACTCCCCAACCAGCGGGTGACGCAATGGCGGGAAGCGCACTGGCTTGCCCACCTTGCGTAGTTTGTAACCCCGTGACGGGCCGTCCTTATCTTCCGGTGTTGACAGCCAGGCGTGTTGTTTTGCCCAAAGGATAACCTCCTTTAGGCACTCGTGAAAAAATTTGTTCGGTCCGACATGAAAGCATCTGCCTGTTCAGCAGCAGGGCGATAACCCAACAGCAACTTCTCCACGTTATCCGGCGTGAACTCCATTTGTGCGCCATCCCAAATCACATTCTGCCACCCGACAATTCCCGCAGAGATCGTTTTTGCGCCCTCAAGTTCGGCCGTAGAGAAATCAACCTTCTTGGCGTTCTGTGCGAGCTTGAAGAGTTCGGACTGGCGGCGCCGAAATGGCTTGCTGTCAGAGCCAATAACGAGGAAGCGAACGGGCTTGCATTCGGCGGAAACTGTTTCCGGCTGCGTTGTGACTGACCATTTGTCACCATCTTGATATGCCCACATATCATACCCGTCAGGGCTTTGTAACTGCATCGGGGTTCCCGATGAATCCGACAGGTCGCGGCTGATTGTGCTAAAATCCATAGTGTATTCCTTTTGGTTTCGCTGGTTTCAAAGTGGGCGAGAAGGTGAAACCACCCCTTCCCGCCCTTCCTGCCCCTGCCTGTTAGACAAGCACCGGAATGATTGGGTTGTGGTTGATTTCGATTGTGGTTGACGCTGTTATGATGTCGTCAACACCGCCGAAGTTCGGCTTGAACGTCATAACCAACCCCTCCATGTAATATTTGTCACCGTTGTCAGCCGTAATCAGAAATGCATATGGGTTGTCTAAATCCACAGCAGCCCGCATCAGAACCTGCCCTGCATCGCTTTCATCCAGCGCTAGAGCGGGACCAAGGCTGCCATTGTTAAAGCTGCCCTTGGATTTCTTGGTTCCACGGGTTGCCAGCGGGTTGTGGGACACGAGGGCAAATTCCTTTCCGAATTCGCCAATGTTGGTAATTTCACCCACGTTCACATAGGTTAGCGCGGCATAACCTGCTTCGTTATAAGTTGCTGGGAGTGTTGCGCTAATCCCCAAGGATGCGCCTGCGGTAGTATCAAAAGCCATTTTCGGCCTCCTGTTTTGGACATGCGCGATGCGCACAAAAAAGGCCCCCGAAAAGGGAGCCGGTTAAACCACGTCAAGGACGTGAAGCTTAAGCAGGCGACAGATCGCCCTTGAAGGAAACGCAAACCTCACCGTCTACGGATACAGCCTCGTCAACCAACCCTCGGTATTTCACCCCGTTTTCGGCAATGAACGTGAATGCCTTGCCTTCTTCTGGTTGACGCCCCTTAAACAGGACGTTCGGCTTTGTGCCTTCGTGATCCTGCATCGGAACAATACGCGCCGTGGGCGGTTCTGCCGGTGCTTTGGCGGCTGGCTTTTCTTTGGTCATGTGGACATCCTTCGTCAAATGAACGCTCTAAGGCGAATTGTGATCGGCACACTGTATTCCGTACCGTCCTGAATGGCGGGGCCAATATCGGGCCGTTTGCGCACCTTGGACGCGCCAACAACCTGCCCAAAAGCAAAGCGACTGACCACGGCATCAATAATCGTATTCGACTCCGTGGTGTATTCACCGGACTTTGTGACGACTGTCACCTGATACATAAGATCGGCATCACTCACCCCCGCAAGTGTCAAGCTCAATGGGCTGGACGGGCCTGTCTGCACATCAAGCCGCGGCGTAGTTGCTTTCCGAGCCTCGTTTGGCCAAACCACATCAGGCAAGCCAGCCATGGCCGCCACGTGCGCCTTGAACGCCTCTGCGATTGCTGCTTCGCTCATTTCAATTTCCTAGCGTTCTTTGCTACGATTGCCTGCCACTGCTGCGCAGCCCCGCGCATAAAGAAGCGGCCCGCACGCCCCTGTGCCCCGTACTCTTGGGCGGCGGCATATTCGGCAGTCCAGCCGCCAATCATTGTGTCACCAGCATCCATTTTTGCAATTGCCATGACATAAGCATTCGGCCCTGTGAGTGATGTGGACCCGTTAAGCCCTGCAATCAGGCTGTTGCGCAAGAAGCCCGTATCCACCGGCATATTGCCACCCTTGGCCACTGGCGTTTGTGCGATCTCGAACACATCTTGCGCCGATTGCCGAACGACCAGCGTCATATTGCGCTTTGCTTTGTCGGACCAATCATTGATCTGGGCGGTGAATGTCTTAGCCATCAAACAGCCATCGCCAGCCAGTTTATTTTTTGTTGCGCATAACAGCGGCAACTAATCGTGTGCTTGCCTTTGGCTCCCAGTGACGTGTCGCCCGGAAACATCATCAAATCCCCGTCCGGTGCCCGAAAAGGCTGGCCGAACGGCACTTCCTGTCCATCCATTTCCATGTGGTCCGGCCTTGTGCGCTTATCGCCGGTCGCATCCCATTTGCTTGTTACGGCTTGCGCTGGAACCTCTTCACGCTCGATGAGTTGCGCAATGCCTTCACTGCGCCCAGCATTAAGCGCCTCATTTGTTTCAGAGAGCGCTATCCTGTCCCCGCGCGCCTTCAACAACCGGTCTGAATAGCGCCCTGTGATCCTGTTTATTTGAGCCTGTGACAGCGGCTTGCCTGTTTTGATAGACCTGCGCACCATCGGGTCGTAGAGGCGATCCCTGACCTTCCTGTGGAAATAGTCGTTTGCCGTTGTTGGGTCTGCCAATGCACCTCGAAGGTTGCGAACATATCCGGCCTCTTGGCTGGTTAATCCGATAATGCCACCTTCACGGTGCCCAGAAATCTTGTTGATACGCCCAACCAACTCAAGTGCAGTTTTGCGTGGGTTATTTCCCGCCTCTAAACCAGCCTGAATTGCTGCGCGTATCAGTTCCTGCTGATCCAGCGTTATCTCCGTTATCAACCGACTGGACGTGCGGGTAATCCATGCCTCCGCCCTCTGGTGTCTGCCTTGAAACCTGACTATCAGCCTCCCGCCGGTCGCGGGGTGGCGCTTTGGGAGCATTGATAACTGATACGCCCCCCCTTGCAAAAATGCCCGTCGAATTGCATCGTCCAGCGGGGCGAAAAACTCCGGTCCAAGGTGCAGCACCTGCATGACGCGCTGCACGTCACCACTGGCAATTGCAGCCTCGATCATTTCTATTTGTGAAATGGACACCACATCATCAATTGCCTGCAAAAACGCCTCGCGCAGATCGGGCCGCATCTTTGCAACCTCCCTGTCAAAACGCTTTCTGGTGTCTTTTGCCATTAAACCGCAACCTGCAATGTGTAATAAACTGCCACGCCAGCAGGCGCGAAAGGGTCCACCTTGAGAATTCTATACTCCACCCCGCCCACGTCAAGGCAGTGCGCGGTGCTTGGCGTGACCGTTAGCCCATCCGAGGCCAGCATAAACGCCGCCTGCACGCCTTCTACCAGCGTACCGCCTTTGATCAACTCGGACAGCCCCGTTTGCATCAAAGTGCAAGCGTGGGGCACGTCTGGACCGACTGTGGGGTTGTAATCGGGGCCGGTTTTTGCCCCTTGCTCAAGGATTGTAGCCGCCATGCCGGTTTCTGCCAGCGCAGTGCCAACCTCGACCGCAATGGCTGCGTAATCTATGCTCAACCGACTGACCTAACCATGAATTGTGGGGCGCTTAGGTCCACAACGTACAATTTGAACATCGCATCGATTACAGTCAAAGTTGGCATTGATGAATATGCGATCGATGAATTTCCCGTGACAGTCCACTTGATACCCTTCACCTCGGAAAGCACTTTCTTTTGCGCCTCGGTATAGGTTGCAGAGAAAAACCCAACTGTTGCCAGCTCCAAGTTCGCGGCCTCATAGGCGGCAAATTCCACAACGTCTAGGGTGTCATCGTAAGTCGATATCAAGTTGGCGACATAGCGATACTTGATGTAATCCCCTGCCCTCACCAATGCTGCTGTTGCATCTTCGTCACTTGCAGCGATTGGGTCTGAGTTGCCGCGTGCAAGAGCATATGCGCGCCAAGTGGCAATATCGCCGTACATGGGTTATTTGGCCTTTTCTTTTTTCCCGCCATCCTTGGCAGGGTTCACGACCACATCTTTTTCAGCGTCACTATCTGTCTCGACAGGCGCAGTCATAATGCGACATTTGTTTAACAAAACAGAGGGGATAGAATCGCCTTCAATTTCCATTTGAGTTCCGACTTCAACCCGCTGGCCTTTTGGATCAGTGACGCCTTTTTCTGTGATTTCGATTTTCATAGTGTCGTTCCTTTCTGAGTGATTTCATAAAAGGGGCAAGCCTCCCTGCCCCTCAAAAAAATCACTTATGAAGAGTGAGCGATCCCGCAATTATCTTCGGAATCATAACGCACCTCAACAGCCGTTGCTGCCATGCGCGTGAACGCATAATCATCCGTCATGTTTGCACGAAACTTGGCGATAGTTGAGGGGGGCATGGCATTCAGCACCTGAATGACTTCGCGGCTTTTGACCACCGCAATCATTTCATCGGCTGAAACCTTGGAAGCTGGAACAACGCTTGCAATGCCAATCTCCTGAACCCGCTGAGCGATTGACTTGTTTGGATAATTTGTAGAATAGTCCGTATTCTGAGCATAGAACCAATCATCCCAATTCAAATACAGGGTCGGTGCCACGCGGAAGTTATCCGCATGTAACAGTTTTACCAAGGCGATCACTTCTGCCAGCCATTGCACACCGGTCGCACCATTCAACGTTACACCTGTTGAGCGCGTGTTGCGCTTGGGATGTGTCCGAATGCCGTACAGTTGGCTTCCACCAACCTTGATTTTGGAATCTCCATCAAGTGCCAGTGTCTCCATGCGTTCGGCCACTTTCCGAGTGGCGTTTGCACGACCTGCAGCATCAAGCTGAAAGCCCTTAGAACGTGCCGCTTCCACTTGACGCCAGCCATAATTGAAAGCTGTGTCGATGATTGGCACGGGTGTTCCGTGGTAATCGAACACAGGCTGATCACCGAGAGCGCTTGAGCGACCATCAAGTGATACATTGACCTCGCCGGAATCCGTCACAGTCATGAAGTTGTTAACCGTTTCCCCGATACCAATTGGCGCGCTCAGGGAACCTGACAAATCGTCAAATACAGCGAGAACATTGCGTTGGATCCCCACTGCCTCAGTTTCCCAACGCTGCCAAACATCACGCGGCAAGGCAAAGGCGTTTCCGATCAGCCCACCATTCTGCGCTGCGTCCAAAGCGGTTTGTGCGGCATTGAATTGCTTCCAGTTCGCGACTACTGCTCGTTGCTGTTCTGGTGTGTATTCTAGCATAATTATTCTCCTTATGCTGCTACAAACGAGTTGGCGATTTTTACATCGGCCAATGCGCCTGCTGAAATTGCGCCTGGGGTGCCCTCAAAGCGAGCATAAACCACGTCACCAGTGGTAGCGGCCACGAGATACCCCGACGCCCCTACTGTGAGCAAATCGCCTTTTGCATAGGTTGCCGTTGCCAAGCGCACTTGGTACGTTTCATTCGGCTTAGGCTCGTAGGCGACACCTGTATCGCCGGACGCATATGCCGTAGCGACATCCTGCCCCAAGAACTCGGCATTGCCGAGAACATGAAGTGCGCCCTCATTGTCTGCGCCAGTGGCAACGGTCAGTGTGGTGGCGCTGGCTATTACCAAAACACCCGGAAGGTAAGCACCTGCGACAGGAAGGGTGATAGTTTGCGGTTGATCCGACACGGGGCCGCGATAAATGACATTGGCCATTATTCGTCTCCCTCATTCACTATCTTGTTTAGGTCAAAGCCGGAAAACTCGTCCTCTTTGTCTCCACCAAAAGCACCGTTGAGGGCTGCAGCTTTGCCTTTTGGCCTGATCTTCGCAGCCAAGCCTTTCAGGGCGTTGATTGTAAGCTCAGATGCGGCGTCTTCATCAAGGATATTTGCCTTGACAACCTGCTTTACCAGCCCCGCATGTTCAGCATCAGCAGCGGCCTTTGCGTTGGCAGTCATTTCCGCAAGATTGTCAGTCAGCGGTTTAATCGAATTTGCAATCAAGTCTGGGATGCTTTTGACCAAACCGTCCACTTGCTCCGAGAGGTTTTTCACCGTCACGGAAAGCTCGTTAAGCTGTGTTTCATCAGCCATATTTTCCTCACTTTCGTTGTTTTGAGGGTTTTTCCGCTCGGTGCTGAAAGCCTCGATCATTGCGGTCTTAATTCGCTCCAGCATCGGCACACGTTCGCGCCGCTCCAAAGCTCTAGCTAGGCTATCAACAGCCCAGTCCAAATCTCTGTCCGCATCCTCAAATGCGGAGTTGATAACTTCGATTTTGTCACCCTTGGCGTTCACCATCATACCAACACCCTGCTCAGGTGTAGCCGCGCCATATTCGTTCAAAAGAATGGCGTCATGGTCAAATTCGATATTTCGAGCAATGTGGGTGTACTCCTCGCCATGAACTTCTTCCAAGTTGCAGAAAAGCCCTGTTGAGGTGTGGATGGGGGCAGATTGATC